GGGACATCTCTTTATCCGACTCTCTCCACCGGTGGTTCTGCCATCATTCTGTCAACCCCTAACGGCGTTGGAGGACAATATTACAAGCTTTGGACAGAGGCAGAGTCAGGTGCTAACGACTTTAATCCCATTAGACTTCCTTGGAATGTACATCCAGAACACAACCAAGCTTGGTTCGACAAGGAGACTAGAAACCTCACCAAACGTCAGATAGCTCAGGAGTTTCTCTGTGACTTCGTGTCTTCTGGAGACACGTTCCTTCAACCATCTGAATTTGAGAAATTAAGAGAACTGATAAGACCACCTCTCGTTAAAGAGGGACATCAAAATGGAGTTTGGGTATGGAAGAACCCAGAGCAAGGTCGAAGGTATATCATCTCATCAGACGTGGCCCGAGGCGACTCTTCAGACTTTTCAACTTTTCACGTCATAGATTATGAATCATGCGAAGTCTGTGTTGAGTTTATGGGAAAGATACCTCCTGACAGGCTTGCTGATCTCTTGGCACAATACGGCAGGAGATACAACGACGCTCTAATATGTCCTGAACAGAACACATTCGGATACTTCACATGCGTGAAGTTGAGAGATGAAGGGTATCCGCGCCTCTACTATTCGTCAAACTCAGGAGACTTATTTGATTACAGGCCTGCAGACCCAGAAGCCATCCCAGGTTTCTCTACGCAGACACGAACTCGCAATCAAATATTGACAAAGCTAGAAGAGTCAATCAGAAATAACAGACTCAAGCCGTATTCACAGCGCCTCTATGATCAGTTACAAGCATTTATTTGGAACGGAGCAAAAGCTCAAGCAGCAAAGGATGCTCACGACGACCTCATCATGAGTCTTGCTATTGGTGTCTGGTTGGCAATAGGTGAGAACAGCCAGGGAGAGCAAGGAATGGCACTGGCAATGGCAATGCTCAAAGCGACAGCTGTTGGCAATAGAAATATAGGAGATTTACCTGGTGGTATAAACCAAGTACGTCCTGTTCCGAATGCCCAGATTCAAGGATTTACTCCTGAAAAAGTTCATCAACCGAGGAAACCTGAGGACGTCAAGCACGTAGATGTTTCAGATTTTTCTTGGCTGTTCAAGTAGGCATATACATATAGCTAGTATCAGAGGACATCATGGCTAAGATTGGAATATCGAGACTCAAGAAGATCATTCGTGAGGAATTAGAGAACCTCTATGAAGGTGCAGACGAAGACACTGCTTCTAAGATTATGAGTGGCGCTACTAAACTTCTCAACGCAATAGAGAGCTTCAAGGAGTCAGCCAGTGAAAAAGTCAAGGCAGAGATTGGTTCTAACCTCGACGGAGTCGAACAGCTTTTAAAGAGAGTTGTTGCATCGCCGATGCAGTATGTTGACGTCACATCTCCTGGACCAAAAAAGGTGACTCTTAAACCTGAGAAGAAGGAAGTAGTGTAGAGTAAAGCACTAAGGGCCTCGTCCCCTAATGGAGAGGCAATAGAAAAATGGCGAAAAAAGAAGAACAAAACCTCTTTCAGAAGCTCACAAAGTTATTCAGAAGTGGACCCGTGGTCAAGAGGAAGATCCGGGCTCTAGATACGACTGTAGCAGTCGCCGATAAATCTAAAAGTTCTGGTGCACTTCTCTTTCAGAAGTCGATGGCGCCTACGTACGCCACCATCACGGCGAACGCTTACAACTTGTCTGAACGCCTCATGCGTTACCAGGACTTCGCGGAGATGGAATATTGTCTTCACGGGGATACAAAGATTGCAGTTCCAGGTGGATACAAGACTCTCTCGGAACTTGCAAAAGAATGTGAAGGAAATCCTGACTACACGTTCCTCGTGTATGCTTATGATCACAACCTGCAGAGACTTGTGCCTGCGTTCGGAAAGCAAGCTCGCCAAACACGTGTCGACGAGGCCTACACGGTCACTTTCGACAATGGCCAGACAATCACTGGTACACCAAACCATCGTCTGATGAAGCGGGACGGAACCTTCTGTAAGATCGAAGACCTCAAGTCAGGAGATGCCATGATGCCCTTCTACAGGAGGGACCTCTTCAACGGATGTAAGGAGGAGGGTGAAGGTTACCGCTGGATCTACACGATGGACAGGCTGTCCAAGATGAACGGTTGGGTCTCCGAACACAGGGTGATCGGTGAGATGATCAAGGGATCTCCCCTAGAGGACGGAGAAGTCGTTCACCACAGGAACTTTGTGAAGCACGACAATCGACCTGAGAACCTTGAGGTCATGACAGAAGCAGACCACCTGAACCTCCACACCAAGATATTGAACGGAGCTAAGTGGTCAGAAGGAAACGCTGAGTGGATTCAGCAGTTCAAGGCAAACCACTCAAAGTTCATGACCGAGAACAATCCCGCCGAGAGGAAGGACATCACTTTCGGAAGGATCCTCGAGGTCGCAGAACGTGTGGGCTTCAATTCTCGTAAGATGTGTGAAGTTCTCGACACTGATCCGAACGTGATCAAGAGAAGGCTTCGCAAGCACGGCTACCAAAACTTCGAGACATTCGCTCGAGCGTACAATCCAGACTGGTGCAACGGAGGGTGGGACAATCGAGGAGAGAAAAATCCTCGTTATGTCAAATCAGTTACTTTTGACAAGATATGTTCTCATTTTTCCAAGGGAATGTCGAATCAGCAGTTGGCGGATTCTCTCGATACCACAATTCACGTGATCGAGGGTAGGATCCGCGAGCGAGGTTACAAGAACTATGGAGAGTTTGCCTCAACGTACGACAACCTCAAGGTTGTCTCTGTCGAACCTTACGGTGTAATTCCTCTTTACGACCTTACCGTAGATGGTTACAAGAATTTTGCAACAGACACGGTCATCTCCCACAACACACCTGAGCTCGCCGCCGCCCTTGACATCTATGCCGACGAGACTTGTGCTCAAGATGAGAAGGGACGTGTTCTCCACATCTACTCGGACAACGAGAAGATCAGAGAGATTCTTGAGGAACTTTTTTACAACACACTCAACGTTGAGTTTAACCTCCGCTCTTGGGTTCGCAACCTCGTCAAGTACGGGGACATGTTCCTCTATAATGACGTGTCCCCTGAGCACGGTGTGATCAGTGCCTTCCCCATTCCCGTCAATGAGATAGAGCGTGAAGAGAACTACGATCCTAATGACCCTATGGCGGTTCGTTACCGTTGGGTCACTCTCGGAAACAGGACCTTAGAGAACTGGGAGGTCACCCACTTCCGCCTCCTCGGAAACGACATGTTCCTTCCCTATGGTTCGTCCATCATCGAACCGGCACGTAGGATCTGGCGCCAATTGATCCTCATCGAGGACGCCATGCTGGTATATCGCGTGGTCCGTGCTCCTGAGAGGAGAGTGTTCTACATCGATGTGGCCAACATTCCACCAGAGAACGTCCCCATGTACGTTGAGGAACAGAGGAAGAACCTTCGTTCTTCTCAGGTCATTGACAGAAATACAGGTCGCGTGGACCTTCGTTACAATCCTCTGTCAGTTGATGAAGACTACTTCATCCCAGTTCGTGGTGGAGATTCTGGTACACGAATTGACACTCTAGCAGGTGGTCAGAACACAGCAGCTGTTGAAGATGTTGCCTACATTCAGAAGAAACTCTTCGCTGCACTTAAGATACCTCGTGCTTATCTCGGTTACGATGAAGCACTTTCCAGCAAGGCCACCCTCGCACAGGAAGACATTAGATTCTCTCGCACGATTAACGTGATTCAGAAGACAATCGTTGCTGAGCTCAATAAATTGGCAATAATACACCTCTACGCACATGGTTTTGATTCTGAAGATTTGCAGAACTTTGCCCTGCGCATGTCCAATCCATCCACAGTTGCTCAGCAACAGAAACTCGAACTTTGGAGAGCTAAGTTTGAGATTGCGGGTACAGCTCCCGAAGGACAGATGTCCAAGGAGTTCATTCGCAAGGAGATCTGGGGTCTCAACGACGAGCAATGCAAGAATATTGATGATCAACGTCTCAAGGAAAAATTGGTCGATCAAGCCATCGAGAGTGCCGAACCTGCAGCAAGCGGCGCCGAGGAAGAGTCTGGTGGCGAGGAAGATACGGGCGCCGAAGAGGATGCCGGCGGCGAAGAAGCCGGTGGTGAGGAAGAAGGAGGCGAAGAAGGTGGAGACCTCTTCGCAGGAGACGACGTCTCACAAAAGAATCCTTACCTCGACCTCTTGACAGCAGGAGATGACCCAGAAGACGATGATGTTCCTGTGAAGTTCTCTCTTAAGGACGTCGAGGTACCCGTCAAGGCACAGCGTCAGCTGGACAGAGCGCTCTACAACAGATCCAGAATTAGACACAGCGGTCCTGCCAAGACTCACATGCCTGATTTTAAGAAGATGACAGACTACGACAATAAGTCGTATTCAGACCCTTACGACAAGGAGTGGATGTCGTCCTACGTAAGAAATCCGTTTGGAGAATCTGTCACTCGACCTATCTACAAGACTCCTGTAGGAAATGATGTAGTCTCGTCGCTCCGACAGATGGTTCAGTCAGATAGGTTCAAGAATTTTGTGAAAATTTCCAACGAAACTCCAAAAGTCCTCAGCGAATCAGATAATTTCGATGAGGCAGATGCACGCGAACACAGAGAAGTCCTCATAATAGACGACGACGGGAGCAAGTGAAATGACCGCCAGCAAGCACAACAAGAGAAGAAACAGCCTCCTCATCTACGAGTTTCTCGTGAGGACCATCTCGAGATCTATCGTTGAAGATGACAAGAAGAAGTCAGCTGCTGCGCTGAAGATCTTAAAGAAGCACTTCAAGCCCGGTACGGAGCTGTATAAAGAATTTCGGCTCATGAATGCTCTTGTCAAGACGACTGTGTCGTCCGAACATACAGCAGCTTCAATTCTCAGAGAGGCGAAGACTGCTGTCACCAAATTCGATCTCGATAAACTTGATCGTGAGAAGTCCATTCTCATCAGGAACATAAATCATATCCTTAACGATGAGAATTTCTACGACCAGCAAGTTAACGAGTACAGGACTTTTGCGACCATTCAGACGCTGTTGAACGAGTGGCGTTCTGACAACAAAGATCTCTACAGGGTCGCTCAGTACGAGGATCAACTCATGAAGCTTCTTGTTACTGAGAAGATTCAGAAAGAAGATGCAACAATCACAGAAGACACTTCTGGAACTGCTCGTCTCCTTATGAAAGTGATGTCCAAGAAGCTCAATGAGAAATACAACGGAATCCTCAACGAGCAACAGAAGTCACTCATCAAGGCTTATGCCTACTCGACTTCCTCAGATGACCAGACCTCAATCAAGCTTAAATTGCAAGAGATCAAGTCCGAGCTCGTGAGCCTCATCGATGGCTATGAGTCAGAGGTTCAGAACGATTATCTAAAAAACAAGCTAGAGGAGACCAAGAGCACTCTCCTCGGCGAGAGCCTCGAGCTCGTGGACGACGAGACGGTGACTCGCTTCATGCTCTACTCAAAGCTCAGAGACGAGCTGGAAACGAAGGAGTGATGTCATGGCACAGGATCTAAAACTACTCAACTCATACGAGGTCTTCGACTACACTCCTGACATGATCAAGGAGTCTCGGGACAAGAACAACGGCAAGGTCGTCATGAAGGGCATCCTTCAGAAGGCTGACACACTCAACCAGAACGGTCGTATCTATCCGATGAATGTTCTCGAAAGAGAAATTAGAAACTATCAGAAGTTCATCGCTGAGAACCGTGCTCTCGGTGAGTTGGACCACCCGGACTCATCGGTCGTCAACCTCAAGAACGTGTCACACGTCATTAAGGAGGCCTACCTCGACCGCGGCGTTGTGTACGGAACAGTCGAACTACTTGACACACCTTCAGGAAAGATCCTTCAGTCTCTCGTCGAGAGCGGAGTTAAGCTTGGAATTTCTTCTCGCGGCGTAGGTTCCGTCAAGAAGCAAGGCGATTATCACATCGTTCAGGACGATTTCCAGCTCATCTGTTGGGACTACGTCTCTGAGCCTTCAACGCCTGGTGCATTCATGCTCCCTGAGGGTAGGACGATAAATTCGAAAGAATTGCGTAACATATTTAATAAGTCTGACAGAATTGATCGTATAGTAAACGACATCCTGTCGTCTAAGAAGTGAGGAATGAATGAAGCTCTCTAAGTCAGATCTTAAGGCCATTGTAAAGGAATGTCTCGTCGAGTTGCTCAGCGAAGGCCTTGGAGGAATCTCTCCTACGACAGCAGCACCTTTTCCTCGTTCACAGAATGCTGTAACTTCTGCCCTTTCAGACAGTTTAAAGAGGCAGCCTGTTCCAAGACCAACTCCTCATCTGAGGGAAGCAATTAGAAGAGAAGCTGGTGGTGACAAGGTGATGGAGTCTATCCTCGCTGACACTGCAGCATCTACACTTCCTAAGTTCCTTCAGGCAGGTGACGGTAAATCTCCCATGCCTGTCGTAGGCGGTGGAATAGTTGAACAAGTTGTCGCGCAAGCAAATCCTGAAGATTTATTTGGTGATGACGTGGCTTCTAAGTGGGCGTCTCTCGCTTTCATGGAATCGCCAACAAAGAAATAAATTTTCTTGAGAAGTACATACTTACCGATTAGATCATAGTGAGGATTTGACATGAAACTTACGAATCAGTTGCTTCGCAGAATCATTGAAGAAGAAGTTGCCAAGTTTGGCGACATGGAAGACACCGAGAAGCGCGCAAAGGACACCGAAGAGGTGGATGCGGACGAGTTCGGAACCGATAAGGCTGCCGAGAAGCACATCGACTTCATGAAGGCTCTTAAGATCGAGGAGACTCGTCTCCGTAATCGTCTCGCCAAGATCCAAGAGACGAAGAAGCGCCTCACGAAAAAGCTTTGATATTTATAGAAACGGGAGATCGCCATGACTGCACCAGGAAGAGGTAGATATACTACCTACGTTCAACCAGGACCTAGCTCAAGAAATACTCTTCTCTGGAAGCTGTTCAACAAGAAGGCTCCCAACGATGCCGGTGTTTTTTATGGTGGTCAAGAGCCTACTGATAATACTGCCGCAGCAAATGCTGTTGTGGCTCGTGCGACTGCCAATGTCGTCAATGGAGTAGGTGGACTTTTCCCTGCAAACGGAATTCAGTCAGGCGACCATGACATGTTTCCAAATGGTGTGAAATTGACATTTGCAGATGCACCTGATCTTGATGATCCTCAAACAGGTGTTAAGTGGTCTAGAGCTGGAGACCCTGCAAATCCTTATGTCCCAGACCTCTCGTCACCAGGCCCAGGCAGAACAAATGGAATAGATAAAGATGTCGATCCAGGAATTTCTCAAGCTGACATTAAGCCTAACTACACATCCGGTGCTCCTGACACAGGTACGGTTTCACCGAGTGAAACAAGCGACGATCTAGGAAAAGCTCCAATCTTCACATCTAGCGATCCGAAGACCCTTGTGAAAGGAAAATCGTCCGTCTGAGAATAATTAGACGTCACTAAACTTTAGAAAGAGATGACATGACCAAGCAATTGTACGAAGAGGCATTAGCTGACGTAAAGAAGCTAAAGGAAGTAGCAGAAGACAATGCCAAGAGAGCTCTTCTCGAGGCAGTTACACCACGCATAAGAGATCTCATTGAGAACCAACTCCTTGGAGAGATGGGTATGGGAGAGCTCGAGGCAGACCCTGACAATCTTTTGATGGATGAATTCCCAACTTCATCTGCGGAAGAATTTGAGTCTGTTCCTGCGGTCGCTGTTCCCTCAGCCGGTTATTCTGATGCTGCCGCTTCTGCAATGTCCATGCCTGACGAGGAAGGTAAAGTCACACTCGACCTCGACGCTCTCAAGGTTCCTGGTACCGGAGAGTTCGAGATGAGCATGGAGTCAGCAAAGAGCCTCGGAATTCTTCTCTCGACTCAGGAGTCAAGGGAGAAAGTTTTTGAGTCGAAGCTCTCAAACCTGAACAAGAGCATAAAGCTTGTGACCTCTGCAGGAAGGCTTGTTAAAGAGTCCAAAGGATATGCAGATACGCTTGATTCGCTTATTTCCGAAGTAGAGAATACGTATTCGTACTTGCAGACAGAAATGCAGGATTCAGATAAGAAAGATTCATACGAGTCCATTCTGGAGTCGTACTATTCCACCCTAAAACAGCTCACGGAGCAGAAGATGAAGAAGACAAACACGCTTTCAGAAGCAGACGTAACACTTAAGCTCACCGGCATGCCCGATGAACTGGACCTCGATTCAATCGGCGTCGACCTCATCACGGGTGAGGAAGGCGAAGAGGAGTCTGGAGAGGAAGGCGACGACCTCGACCTCGGCGGAGACGAAGAGGGTGGAGATGAAGGTGAGTCCGAAGAGGGTGGAGATGATCTCGACCTCGGCGGAGACGAAGACTCTGATGAGGATCTTGAGGAAGAAGGACATCAAATGGAATCAAAGACACTTAGCGACGACACAGTCGTCGAGATCGACGAGAATATGCTCCGCCGCGAGATCGGTCGTATGAAGGCCCTCCGCGAGGCAGCCGACATGCCAAAGAACGCTGAGAAGGGCCACGGCGCCGGTGAGGTTGCTGATGGTTTCGAGGACGACGACCTCGGCGATCCCTTCACCGACGTCAAGATCACGACCGAGGCTGACCACGACGACAAGAAGAAGGACGTCGAGGAGCTCGATGAGATGGAAGAGATGGAAGAGATGGAGCAAGCTTACGGCGAGAGCGACATGGGCGAAATGGATGAGCTCGACGAGCTCGATCAGGCCTACGGCGAGGGCGACGACATGAAGCACCAGGCCACGGACCACAGCGACGACGATCGTCAGACCAACAAGCGTAACCGCATGCCTGAGGCCCTCCGCCGCAAGATCTCTGCAGAGCTCGCCCTTCAGACCGAGGCCAAGAAGAAGGCCACACAGGCGAAGAAGAAGCAAATGGAGGCCCAGAAGAAGGCCAAGCAAGCCAAGAAGATGCAGGAGAAGGAGCAGGCCAAGAAGGATGCAAAGAAGATGCAAGAGGCCTACAACTACTTCGCAACCAAGTTCAACGAGTCTGTTGCTCGTACCAACAAGCTCAAGGGTATGCTCGCTGAAGCAACCCGCAAGGGAGCCGTCATGAATGGTGGCACCACGAAGTCCGCGGCAGAGACTGATCTCCGCAACAAGTTGGCAGAAACGAATCTGTTCAACGCGAAGCTCCTCTTCACGAACAAGCTTCTCCAGAACGAGTCCCTCACCAAGCGCCAGAAGGCAGAGGTAATCGAGAGACTCGACGAGGCGAAGTCGGAGCGTGAGGTGAAGCTGGTGTACGAGAGCCTCGTCAAGACCCTCACGGCCTCGACGAACAAGCTCACAGAATCGGCTGACCGCGGTGTCATCGGTTCGTCGTCACGCCCGGCACGTCCTGCCTCGGCCACAAACACCCTCAACGAGGGATTTGAGGCTGATCGTTGGGCACGCCTCGCAGGAATAATCAAGTAATTCGATTCAATCAAACCAACACACAAATTCAGGAGAATTATCATGAAGCATTTCAGTCTTGATCAACTCGCGCAGGGAATTCGCGAGAAGCACGTGGGCGCCGAGCGCGCTCGCCTCACAGAGAAGTGGAGCCGCACAGGTCTCCTCCGTGGCCTCGAGGGAACAAAGCGCGAAGTCATGTCGCAGCTCCTCGAGAACCAGGCAGCTCAGGTCCTCAAGGAAGCCAACACCCTCTCGACGGGTGGCGGTAACCTCGCTGGCTCGGGCCAGATCCAGGGCTTCTCGAACATCGCCTTCCCGATCGTTCGCAGAGTCTTCGGCGGTCTAGTGGCCAACGAGCTCGTCTCGATCCAGCCAATGAGCCTCCCCTCAGGTCTCATCTTCTATCTGGACTACACCTACGGTTCAAACGTCGGTCAGTTCGCAGGTCAGACTTCAGAGTCTACCTACTCCCGCGGACAGTCGCTCTACAACAACCCAGCCGGCAAGGGCGTCCAGAGCGGATCGCTCGCCACCGGTGGTATGTACGACCTCGTCGGCAGCGGTTACAGCCGCGTGACAGGTTCGGTCACCGTCAACTTCGCAGCAGGCACGGTCTTCTCGGGATCGTACACCGGCGCCAACGGCAACGTCTGGACCGCAAACCTCGTCCTCGACACCGGCGCGGAGTTCTCGGGCTCGAACGCCCGCTTCATGGACTTCGACTCGCAGGTCGAGACAGCC